TATGCCTTATATGAACCTCTTGGAAAATAAATAGCAGCACCAGCAGGAGCAGCAGTAATTGCGGCTTGAATCGCGGCAGTATCATCTGTAGTGCCGTTTCCTGTCGCACCATAGTCTTTGACATTGATAACATCCCCTCCACGGGTCGCAAGACTGCGAGCGGTTGGAGTGCCTGTGACTTGGTAGTTTGAATCTTGGTTGAATGTGGATTGACCAAGCCAATATCCAATCGTGTTGCTGGTCGAAGAATTGTCAGGAGTCGCAGTATAATCTGTGACATCGGTCGATGGAGTTGCGCCACCAAGGGAGACAATCGTGACCACTGATCCGTTTGGAATTGCCGCCGAAAAATTGATGGCAATCGGATTGGTATTGCTGATCGTGAAATTGATTGGGTCTTGAACAACACCATCTATATACACAAGATAGGAACTAGGAAGTAATCCAAAAGCATCGGGAAGATCATAGGATTGCGCTGTGCCATTTCCAGTATAAGACCACCTTAAGTACGGAGAAGTGACATTTGCTCCACCACCCGGGCGAACTAAAAAATGTGAATTAATACTTGCTAATGGCATAATGTTTTATCCTTTTATTTTATTTATCTTCAATATTACTACACAAAAAAAAATTAGAAATATTATTTATTAATTATAATGATACTCCACTTTTTAATCTGTTTATTGATCTTCTCATTAAAGCCATCTCCATAAATTGGCATTCATCTGGGCGGATAGACCAAATTTCTCCAGAAGGCGTAATGTTTCCATTTTCGTCCGACGATTCATCCCATTTGTCATAGCACAACATTCCTATATCAAAGGCATTTAAATTATGAGTGTTGAACTTGTCATAAATATCTTGAGCAATGTGACCAACATGCCATCTAGCTCCAGATAACCCCTTCTGAGCAACGGCATCTTTAAACTTATATTTAACATAATCAACTTCTTGCCAAGCATCCAACCAAGAGTCTGGTATTTCTGATACTTCAGTTTTTAAATTTTTATCAGATGCAAGAATTGGAGCGGCTCCAACATAAAGATTATTCCAACCATTATTTGCTAAACCAAGATTTCTAGCTGTTATATTGGCACCAGTTGCGGGAGTAGCATAAAAAGCCCCACTGGTCATTATATAATTAGGAGTTCCAACTGGAAAATTAAAACTTATCTTAGCTTCACTTGTGAATGTGCTTACATTTAAATCTGCAGAAGTAGTAGCGTTTAAAGCATTCCCACTAACGCTCCCCTCAAAAGTAGAAGCCTTAAGCGTTTGAGTGGAAGGATTATAGCTAAACCCTGTATGCATCTGCATATTCTTAAATCCATTTCCAGTATTTTCTACAAAAGTTAAATATCTATTGGAATTTCCGGTTACGCCACTAACATATACAGGATTTATTTGACCGCTATATAGAACGCCGCTGCCGCCACCGCTGCCAACTTTAATACCACTTCTAAAAGTTTTTACCCCAAGTACGATCTGGTCGCCGGTAGTTTTAACAAGTTTAGTAAGACTATTGGTTAAATTATCTAGAGATGTTTCATCAACAGTAAAACTAGAATTCTCAAATTCAACTAAATTATTTTGAAACTTGCTACCACTCAAAAAAATAGTTTTTTCATAAAAAGTATTTTCACCAAAAATAGCATTATTGCCATCTATCGATACAATCTCGCTTAAAGTAGCAATTCCCACTCCACTTATTGCTGAACGACTTAGGAAATTTTTATACCCACTGATATTTTGACTGCCAGTTGTATAAACGAAAGCGCCAGTAGCTAAATCTGAATATTTAACGCTTTGACCAGACAAGCCATGCAAACTACCAGTACTTGCAAAATATCCAGATCCATATTGCCCAACCAATGCGGGAAAATCTGCATCGATTTGTTTTAATTTTATTTTATTAAGCGCCATATTAAATCATAATTTGCTATGATAGAGAATTGCAGCTGATCTATTATCTAATCCATGAGCTGCTGCCAATTCATCTATTTTGTTATATACATCTGAATTAGATTTAGACGGGTCTTCTACATATTCAGCGCAAACCTCATTCCAATTTTCTAATTCTTCATTTTGAACTATTAGAATAGACATATCCGAAACAATTGTAGCTTGCTCTTTATTCAGTTTTTTAATATTGAATTTAGCCTTCAATATTGATTCTATTTTTTTCTCCAATAACGTCAAAGACGACACAATCTTCTTCATTTTGTCACAACTAAATTTATTATTAATAGCGCCAACTTCGTCAATAGATACTGAAGCCTTAACGCGCGGAGAAATTTGTTTAGTTCCGCCAGTGCCGGAAGGTCTGCCTGAATTTCCGGATGGACTCTTGCTCGATCCGCTACTGGAAGGTCCGCCAGCTTCTTTAGTACCCCCAATTAACGGCTGATAATATCCATTTGCTCGCAAGTCTTTATATTTCTTCTGTGATTCTAGACTTTCTTCCTGAGTTGGCAATCTACCAGTTTGGAAAACATCGAATCCTTCTTCTGGGGTGAGAACGCCAAGTTCAATTAATCTTGAATACACCCTACTCATTAAAACGTTATCCTCAAAATCAATATCTTCTAATTTCGGAATAGGGACTTGTTTAAAACCAAGGGCTTTTCCGACCTCTTTCATTTCCGGAATCAAGAAATCTCTTAAAAATTTTTCTCTTCCGTATTTTAATCTTGCAAAAAACACCTTAACCTTAATAGAAGTATTAGAAAACTTTTCATCACCGAAAAGGATGCTATTTAATCCCATTTTAATATCATTGTCCAATATTTCATACTTCTTTGGATCAAGGAGATTGCCAATATCAGGTATTACAAATTTTGCATTTGTTGTATAGTCGGCTACGAGAACTTTACCAACGCTCTGATTCTCAAAAAGCTTCCTCATTGAAACTAAATTTTGCGCGCTTGGCATTCCAACTTTCTCGTCGCCCATAGTTATCATCAAGACGGCTTGCTGAACGGATCGCGCAATAGCTTGGTCAATTTTTTTAAGCTCTAATTTTGAATTTATATCTTCAAGTACGGCAAATCCCATTGGGACAGAAAGTGGCTCATAATTTTGCTTTTTATAGAAAACCGCGACTAGTCTATCCCTATCTAACTCAAGCCCCACATTATTCAATCCTGCAGGAATAGCTTTTGAGGTTTTTTTCTTGTTTCTCTCTATTATATTTTTAATTTCTGGTATTTTTTCCGCAATTTGCCTATCTGACTCAGTTTTTGGATTTATTAAATTTTGCAATTCATAATCATTCAGCATTTTAACATACACGTTGTCCAAAAATGAAGAAGAAGTAATGATATTAATATCAGCAGGATTTAAAATAATGTATTTAACAGGAATTGTAGACACATTATCCGAGAGATCTCCAGATTCTGCACCAAAAGCCTCCTGAATTTTCATCATATTATCTCTTCCAAAATCAGCTCTAAATTTATAGATGAAGATGTTTCCACTACGATAAAATTCTCTATAAAACTGATCCTGCAAATCCCAAGAATTTATTTTTTGCAACCAAAGATAAAAAAATTTACGACTTTGCTCATTCCCGCCCGTTAAATAAATGTCAGATAAACTAAACTCAGTCATTAAGTCTATAGTATTTCGAAATATTGGAACGTTCCAGTAAGCCTTCTGGCAGAGAACGATAGTATCTTTTGCAGAAATATTGGAATCGTAATTGCCTTTTCCAGTTCCGTAAATAAAAGGAACCACGCCTCTTTCAATATTGGAAAATCTATCGGTTTTAGTAATTGATGCCGCAGTATTTCTCCTCATACTGGTTTCCCCAGTTCTTTCACAAGACGAAGCGCTAGCAACTCTCAAATCATCATCAAGGCTAGCCATGACAGCTTGAGGCAGTTCAATTCTTTCTTTTTTTATAGAAGCTTCAACTTGCTGAGTATCGAACGAATTGGCTTTTTCTGCTTTTTGTCTAGGCATTAATTTTCCTTTATTTTAATTGATTAAATTATCAGTTGTAATAATATTATGATATAATTCTACACGTTTTATAGAAAAAAAGGATTAAAATTGTATTTTGGCTTTTCAGCCCTTTCAGAATGAAGATCAAAGTAAACCTTAACAGCCCAATTGCCAAGCATTAATGCAGAGTAATTATCTTTTCTTGGTTTATTGGCGCTTGTTAATCTTCTCAGGTGTCCGGGCAAATCGAAACTTTGAGTTCCACGAGCGGTAGAGGAAACTTGAATTAGCGCGCATTGATCTTTGGTATCTTTTATAATAAAGTCTTGCTGCTCCATAAAATCTCTTATTCCTAGCTTTGCTCTTTCCAGAGCGTCATCAGGAGCATCGTCTATTCCTTTTGGATATATGTATTCTATTGGAATATTCAAAGAAAACATTTGATTTACTATATCTGGATGAGCGCATGAAGCACTTGCAAACCATAGTTTTTTATGATCTATACAGCTTTGAAGATAACCATTCGCTCTTCCAATAAATGTAGACGTAAAGTACTGCTTTATACATATGTTTCTAGTATCAATATTATATTGAGACTTCGCCTGCTTAAGCATCTCATTATATTCGTCCCCTTCTTTATCAGAGTTGAATTCAAAAAATCCAACCTTCATGCCCTTTGCTTTAAATATGGCAGATCCATTAGCGGCTTCAATAAATTGGTCACCACCAGCATTATCAATTATAATGAGACTAATATTAAAGTGAGTGAGTATATAATAAAAATATTTAATATGATCCTGTATACTTGTGCCAGCTTTTTGATATCCATGCACATAAACACAAGTGCCATCTTCCTCATTTAATTCCAAAACAGCCATAGCAAAATAGTCAGAACTTTTTGAAGCACTAAAGCTCGGGTCTATAGCCAGAACATATTTTTTATCCCTGTCTCCAACTATCTTAGTTGTGGGATACTGTCCATTTGGCACAGTACACAATGTCATCTTTTTTGGTGAAAAATAACCATCGCCGCCATCAACAAACCTGGCGCAGTACTCTCTAAGAAAAGCTGAATGACTGATTCCGCCGCTTTTGGCAAGCTGAATTACACCTTGATCGATCATATGCTCCGGAAGCGACTCGTAACTCATTTGAGAAACAAAGTAAGTTGAATTTTTCATCGCCTCCATTCTATCTTCGCCAATTTTCTCCGAATCTCCCAATATAGCTGGATCTCTAATTATATCAGACCATATTGAATACAACTCAAATAAGTATTCAAAAGTATAACTGGCTGAACTCAATGTTATCATCTTGTTCATGTTTTTAAACACTGTCCTATCCCTCTCCTGCATTCTTCCAGCCTTAATCATTTGATCTTCGACTTCTCTAACTCTAATTCTTTCAGCTACGTCCAATGGAGAACTCATAAATGGCATAAGAACTCTTTCAACAATATCCTTTGGCATCAAAAGAAACTCGTCGATAATCAAAACTGAAGCTCTATAACCTCTAGTGTTTTCACCTCCAAGCGGTATAGCGGTAATCGATCCGCCGCTTGGCAATTCTACCGGATACACATATTCATCATTTCTTTTTATAGGACTTTTAAAACATTGGAAAGCCAACCCTGCGTCTTTAGCATTGAGCATTTTATCTATTTCCATAAAAAGCCTGCGAGAAGTTCTGAAGTTAGCTGAAGCAATTAGAATTTTACTCCCTGGTTCAAAAATACACTGAATAATGCAAAAAACCGCAGCACAAAAAGTTTTAGAAGCACCTCTTCCCCAAGTAAGCATACTAAAATTTCTATTAAGCATAGCCTTAATAGTTATTTCTTGATATTTTTCCAACTTTATTCCAAGAAAAAGCTCAGTAGTCAATCCAATGTTAGATTTTAAGAATTTAGCTAGTGTTATTCTAGCGTCAAAGTCATCCATTTCACCGCGCATCTCTTTAAGCTCCTCATTAAAGTGCCTATCCGGAATGATTATATCTTGATTGCCTACTTCCCACATAATTATATTAGATTATGCTCTATTAAATATTGAAAATCAAAAGTTTTAACTTGAGATATATCTAATGATAAAATTTTAGGAATTAATTCAGATGATTCCTTCCTTCCACCAGAGAAACAAAACTGAACATTTTCAGGAAATTTTTTACAAATTTCTCTAAACCTATGAAAGATAAAATCCGTAGAAGCTTTAGCAAATCTTCCAGTTCTTGAATAAGAAAATGATAAAAATTTGTTAATATCGCACTCTGTAACTACGACTATATAACCATTTACCTCCTTAGCTCTATTTATCTCTCTGTCAAATCTATCAAAACCTGAAGACAAAGTGGAAACAAGATCGCTAAGAGACTTTCTTTCAACAGCCAAAACCCCATTGCAAGAGTAGTCTCCAAAATCTAATTTCTCGCTAATTATCTTATAATTTGATAATTTTATAGGTTTTTGCTCTCTAGTATCAATAGTTATGTTTTCTTTATGAATAAAATTAAAATTTAATTTATTTTTATTATACGTATATCTTCTTTTTAAACCAGTAGAGTCTATAAATGTATCAAGTTCATCGAAGAAAAACTGGTAAGTTTTCATTGAAGGAAGATACGACACGGTTCTTATCTCGGAGGACGAAGGAAAGTAGCATACACTTTTCAATTCAGAATGCGCAATAATTTTATACAATAAGAAATCTTTTGCCAAACCATTTTTTTCAAGCTTGAGCCAAGCCAACATGTTTTTTTTATTTACGAAGTCTGTCAATAAATATTGTTCAAAACTTTTAAAATTAATTGACTCGTTTTTCAATAAATCACATTTGTTCATATGAAGATTACAATATTGATCTATTCTTAGCTTATGATCATCTTTTATATGCTTGATAAAATCGTCCTTATTACTAGACGAATATTTACAATTAATATGTTTGCATTCAAAAACCATAATATTAAGTATTAAGTATTAAATATTTCTTTTGGATCTATTCCACGAATAATAGCCTTGAATTCATCCACAGATGAAAGTTTTTCCACCTCTTCCTTTAAAGCCTCCCTTTGACGCTCAGCTAAAGCGACCATTCTCTCCCTATTTTCTTCTTGTTTCCATGCATAAACTAAATTTAAAATAGATGCATTTTCACTTCTTTTTTCATCTATTCTTTTTGATCTATTAACTGTTAGACTTTTATACAATTTGTCCTGCCTCGAAATACATTGATTATATTCAGTCTGAGCATTATTAATAGCCTCATTTAAACCCATACTTATTTTTTTACCCTCTGAGTCAGACGCCATATCGTCCAATGCCATTCTTAAATACTCTATTCTTCTTTGAATATCTGCGGCTATTACAACTTCATTCGAAAGAGTTATAAATTGGTCAAGCTCCTCTTGACTCAAGTCGTCCTTATCATGAGTATAACGTATAAAAGCATCCTCAAACAGCTCTCGGTCTTCAAGTCTTGAATAACTATTAATTTGATAAAGAAATCTAAAAATTTTTAAATAAGAAGATAGCGATTCTACGCATTTAATTTGCGCTCTTTTTAAAACATCCTCTTTCCATCCATAATTTAAATATTTATTTATTCTAGCTATTACTTGAACAAATGTGGATGGAGGTCTGTATTGTTCAGTTGCTATTTCGGGTTTTTTAACATGAGACGGATTATAAACAATTGTTTCAAAATCGCCAGATTCACTAATTCTTAAACTTTTTTTATCCTCTTCATTATTTAAAAATTTAGCATATTCGCTTACCGCTCTATGTTCTTGATGAAGAGCGCTGATCTTATCATCATTGAATAATTTCCTTGTGAATATGAGAGTTGTAAAATTCTTTGACTTGCAAGCCTCCTTTATTTTTTCTTTTTGCTCTTCTGATAAAATATATGGATCAACTTTTTGAATTACATTCACTCTTACCTTGCCAATTTGAAATTCCGCAATATACTCCTTTATAGCTCTACCCTGCTTACTCCTACCGTCTAATAAGCTATTATTAAACACATTTTGAGTCAACTCAGACAAATTTGGAGAAGCGCCACTCTCAAATGCCGCCCTAATTAAAGTTTGTTGCTCAAGCGTTAATTCTATTTTTTTATCTTCAGGCTGTTCCATTTAAATTAAAAATCCAAAACAAGTTGTTTAGCTATTTTATATATTTTATTCTTTATTTTTTTAATCTGCTTATATCCGGGCGATCTATTTTTTTCACTTGTCTTGTATCCCATCAACTTAGCGATTTCTGTTTCATTTTTATTATCAATATACAAGCTGGAGTAAACCTTCCACTCAACGAGTGTCAACTTATCTTTAATTTTTTCATGAAAATTTTTGATTTTAACATCGTAATCTATATGGGTGTCGTCGTCTTTTATATCTAATGGGGAAAAATTAAAATCATTTTGATTATTTAAAGAATTATCATGAATGCTAATTGGAAGTCTTATATCATAAGCGGCTTTTTTGCCGACCTCCCATTTTGCATAAATACTACAGTCTGAATTTTGCAAATCATATAATGAGCACAAATTCCCCCCCTGATTGTACTTGCACTGCATACAAGGCTTAGAAAAGGACGAATAATTATTTCTTATCAAATTTGTCATTTGATTAGTGATAATTGTATTGAGCCAAGGTCTCAATGGTCTCAAATTATCCCATTGATCCCATTTATTAAATATGTGCAATCTTATCTTTTGACAAACATCGTCAAAATCCATCCACGCAATTGCTGTCAATCTCCACTTTCCTTTTCTTTTTGTCAATTCTGCGTCTATTATCGGTAAACATGTCTCAAATAACGGTTTTTCAATTTGAAAATTTTCTTCGATAGACATGATTATTAATCTATTTGGATAACTCTTGGTTTACTTGACGCTTCAAGTCTGAACTCTTCCAATATTTGTTGATCACTTTTTCTAACCCCATCGTCGCTCATTTTAAAATCATCACCAGCTGAAATAGATCCAGAAGAAACGCCATCCATCAAATCTTTAAAAGAAATTCCAGAAGCATTCGCGCTTTTCTCAACGCTCACCCCGCTCCTAAACGCCCCCCTCCTAAATGCTGTTAAAACTTTTTGCGTTTTAGCGTAATTTTCCGCACCATCCTCTTCTTCCTCAAGGTAAGATTCTCCACCATCCTCGCCGCCCTCATCATTTACAATCGCCGCGCGAATCATTTTGTTCGAGCCGCCATTTGATCTAATAGTTTGACTTTTATTTTTCAACTCCCTCAATTCCAGCTCCAAATCTTTAATTTTTTGCTCGTCTTTACTTTTTTGAATAATTTGAATTGAGGCAGATGAAGTTAAACCAATAGACTTAGACAAACCTATTTGATTTCCACATTCTGTACAAAATTTAGGTTTTGAAAACTTGTATTCAATTTTTGCAAAGCATTCTTGACAATATAATTTCATATTTAATTTATTTTAACCGGTATACTTTAATTATAATTAAAAAAAAGAAATAATCAACTTTTTATCCATAACCTTAATGCAGAATGTATTAATATGTTAGATGAATATTCAAAAAATAATCAAAAATTCTGGCGCGGAACATTTTGTAGAGATGGTGAAAAGCGAATTAAAAAAACGCGGCGGGAAAATAATATTTAAAAACACGGATATTGTCCATAGGGATATTGATGGAGAGTTTTCAGAGTTCAATATGACAATAAAATGTTATATAGAGCCGTCTTCCAATTACTGGATTGGTGTTTTGGCGCATGAATATTCTCATTTTCGCCAAAGTATCACAGAAAGCGATTATTGGACTAATTTTCAGAATGAAGTTGCAGAAGTGGACGATTTTGATAAAATATTTAAAAATAAAAAGACAAAACTCAGCGGAGCAAAAGCGAAAAGATCGAAAATTATCTATCATGTTGTTGGAATGGAATTGGATTGTGATAAATCGGCAATTAAACTAATTAATAAATACAAGTTGCCAGTTGATAAAAATGAATACAGATCAAAGGCTAATATAGTTCTATATAAATATCTTTATTGGGCGGAATATGGAATTTGGCCAAATATAAATGATAAAAAAACAAATAAAACTGTAGATTGGCGCGAACTTAAATTAAATAGACTACTTGCAGAAGAAAAATATAGTTGCGTGGATGATATACCTAGAAAATTATTCTATATATTCAAAGAAAATTAATTTATAATTTTTAATCTCTTTCCCAGGCGAAATGCTTAAATGCAGAAGCCAATTCTCCAATATTTGAATTGCCTTCTATTATCTCTATATCGGCGGTATTCAAAGCAACGCCAATACTGTAACCCTCACCATAACCCAATACGTGTTGCTGCCTATTTATATCTTGCTGCTCGCAAAAAGACTGCAAATCGCGCCACACTTTCAAAAAATTAGAAACCCTACCCTTTTCTGCTTTAATAATTAAAAAACTTTCTTGAATTAATAATGCATTTTCTAATTTATAATTTTTATCAATTGAATATTGTTTGAATTCTCTGCCATATGGAACTCTATTCACCAATCCTTCTAAAAAATTATCAATAGAACAACTACCGGGGTGCTTCCAAATTATTTGCGGATAAGCTCCAGCTAAAATTTTATCACTATCGAAATTTATTAAATTTTGTTTTAAATTGTCCCTAACGCCGTGATCAGCATCTAATAATAATACAGTATCGGAATATTCAAAACCTTTTTCAAAAATAATTCTCTTATCATGGAATGAGAACATATTATCAAGATAATGCGCCGATTTGTACTTATATAATTCGACAATCGCGTTATCAAATTGTTTAAAATTTTCAGGCTCGTCTGTTAAAATCAAAAAATTTATATCAATTATATTATTAATTTGCTGTATTAATTTTATAGCTTTCCCATGGTATTTCGAGCCAACGGAGCATATCCCTATAATATATTTTTTTTTCATATAAATCTCCAATTTGATGGAATCAAATCCTCGTAATTGTTATTATATTTTTGTTCATCATAATAGTGCTCGCTAAACCAATTATTTTTTGGATCTGGCATTATTACATTTGAATTATTAGCCATCCACGCCCCCCACCAACTGAATGTACTGTTGGCTATAATATGATTAGAAAACAATGACATTATGTGCAGCTCTAATAAATCATTTCGCTCCTCTATAAACAACTTATCATGTAAAAAATCAAAATTGCTCTTGCACCAATTTATATCATCAGAAAATATAACAAATTGTTTATCTTTACCAATCAA